CGAAGCCCCGTAACGGCCGCCAGAGGCGGGGAAGAAGATGGAATTGCCGTTGATGTTACTCGTGAAGCGGCGACCAGCCACGCCATCCTCGTCGGTCCATTCAGATGTGCAGTTGCTGTTCAGTTCCTGGAACTCACCAACGGTCGGCATACGGCATGGTGCGCCCATGTTGTGACGGGCAGCGTCGTAGGTGTTGTTAGTTGGTATGTTTCCAGTCAGAGCGGCACCAGGTGTGGATGCATAGGGTCCATCGTTGGCAGTACCGAAGTCATAGCCGTCAGTTCCTGTGTGTCCGGTGATGTTTCCCCAAGAGAAATACAGACCGTCCTCATAAGGAGTTGAAGCGCCAACGTTCTTGTCTGCCCACAGCACGCCCGAAGGAAGTGCGAGATCTACAAAGCCGTCTGGTGCTGCTGCAACCTGACTTTCGATACTGGTTACATTGAACTGTGTACCGTCATAGTTCATGTTCAGGACGGTGTTGTTCTTCACCTTACCCATCGGCATAGCATTTCCGAATAGTTTAATGGGCTTGGCGGTTGAACCGTTGATGCTCAGAGTGGGTGATGATGCAGTGAACGCATTCTCGAAGAGGATGTGTACATCGCTTCCTGGAGTCAACACGAAGTTGGTGATCGAAACAGTCTTGGCTGCTGTTGCACCTGCTGTTGAGCAGACACCATAGCCAAAACCGAAAACCGCCATATCGCCTGTATCTGCCAATGGCTGCACTTTGTTCAGAATGGCCTGTAGTTGGGCGTCACTCTGTGAAATGTCAAATGTTCCGTTTGCCATAATCTTGAATATTTATTGGTTTATACTAATTACTGATTCTTACAATGTTTCCGCTTGCGGTAACGACGATATGATCCTGGCATGTTACCAGCAGCCTCTTATTGGTTGCCTGCTGCGTCACAATCACCGTCACCTTCATCGCATTATCCAGTGTACGGATAGTATTACCGCTTGAAGTACGGATCAGGTTTCCGCTGGCCGTAGCCACGTCGTTGCGAATGGCTCCGTCTATAACAACGAATGTCACTTTCTGCTGGCGGGGATGGTCTATGCAATCTGTGTCCGAGGTAACGGTGACCTGCTGATTGCCCTGGCCTTGCGAGTAGGTCAGGACAATGTTTCCAGGTCCATCTATCCAGGGAATGCTGATTGATGCCATTACTCGATCGTCCAGTTAGTGTTAGAGGTAACAGAGAATGATGCGCTTGTGCCTTCGGTGGCAGCATTCCAGTCGAGTTGTACGCTTGACGGACTAACTGAGAGTACAGGATCGCCTGCAGCCTGGGTGATGGTACAAGTTGCTGTGTTGCCTGCGTTGTCTGTCACAATGAGTTGTACCGAACGGGCCTGGATTGTTGGGTTGGCACCTATATTGGTGAATGCAATCGAGAAGGGGAACTCCTGCGTTGCTCCAGGGTCGCCGCTGATGGCCGCGCCATTGTTCGTCGACACGCTGTTTGCCGTATAAGTGCCTGGAAGCGTCAGGTCGAGCGATCCACCGGATGCCAGAGAGAACGTCAACTTTGAAGAGTTTGATGTGCCTGTGATGGTCAGCGTGGCCACGCCACCCTTGTCAACACTCTTCGCGCTTTCGATACTGACAAACTCAGGCTTTCCTGCCTGTGTCACTTGTCTTACGACGTCCTCGCAGTTGGGTGCCTTAAAAGTCATGTTGGTACTGCGGGCGTTTCTTCCCGTATTGTCGGCACCAGCCGTCACGTTGACGGTATCGTTGCCTGATCCAGATGTTTTGCTCGGAATGAGCCATGATGCGTATGCCATATTCTAATCTATTTAATTTGCCATTTCAAACCGGTCGAAGTCTCTATCTGGTAGTCAATGCCGATCTGTGGGATCAACCATACCAGTTGCTGCGGTTCCGTCGGTGAGACGTTTATCCAATGCAGGAGTCCTGCCTTTTGCGTGCGTCCGCCACTGACATTCATTGTCTTCAGCGCACTCATGGCGGTAGCAGTCATCATTCCGAAAGCCACCGCCTTTGCAGTAATACTACCTACATGATAGCCGATACCGGCCACTGATCCTATGATGGTTGCCTTTCCGTTCATTCTTTCACGCTGATATGCGGATTGATTTTCACCACCTCCTTACGATAGCCTGAAGTATAGTCCGAATCAGGTATCAGAACCGTTATCTGAAGCAGATACGAACCGATGCCAAGCGTATCTGAATCGACCAGTACGACGTATGCCGTTCCTTCATCGATCATGATGCAGTCGGCCTTCGCGAAATTGATGACTTTCGTTGCGTCCATCGAGTTCATCACCTTTCCACTGAAGTCAATGTCTGACAACTTCAGATTGTCAGGTAGATCCACAGTGAATGCTATCTTCACGTCGCTTCCAAGCGTCACTACCTGCACGGGCGCAGCATCGCTGTTGGTGGAAAGTCGCATGTATGGCTTCACCAACATGTCGAATGCGTAAGGTACGGCGTAGAGTTGCTGCATGTTGACGGCGCCTCTCTGCTCATACGATGTGCTTACGAGCAACAGCGTGGCATTCTTGACAGCCTGCGGAATTTCACCGTAATTGTCAATAAAGTCGTCGTATGTCCTGCTGCAAACGTTCAGCACTGTATCCTCAGCAGCAGTTCCGTAACTCGTCAACAGCGCGTCTTCGTCCGTGAAGTCTGACTCAATTCGGAGTTGCTGCTTGATCTCATCTAAAGTCAACCATTTCATATTTCTTTTTATTTTTATCCTTTATGGTACAGGCAAAAAGGCGGTTAAGGATTACTGCACAAAAAAGGGGAGCCGCTGCTCCCCGGAATGATTCCAAAAAGTTCTAAAACAAATATTAATTATACATTATGATGAAAACTTATGTGTCTAATCTAACATCTTCTCTATGGCGGTTCTGGCTATGTAACTCCAACCTTTGACCGCCTCTTTTATGGTCTTTGCCTCGTCGTCGGTCAGTTCGATCTCGCCTTCTGCAAAATAGATCTTGCGACCAAGTTCGCATTCACGGATGTCACGGCCTTGCATATACAACTGGTTCCCCAGCACTTCGTGGAAGTCTCCTGGCATCGGTTTGCCTTGGATGTCTTCGAGTTGCACTTCTCTGAGATTTACTTTTTTCATACGCTACTCATTAAATGAATCCTTATAAATGTCTCTGACCTTAAAGAATGCAATGACTGCATTCGCCAATACACCCACAGCGACCACCCAGGCGTGGCAATAAATTGTGTACCCTATTCCGCCAATAGTGCACAGCAGCCACAGGCAGATGATTACCCATGCAAAAATTCCTTTTGTTCTCATAATTTTTTCATTTTTAATTAATCATTCTCATTCTGAATATTCTGCTCGATCTCTGCAATGGCAGCCATCACTGCCTGCGTGTCGGCTGTTGACATCTCGCTCAGAGAGTATCGCATCTCGCCGTCTCGATTGTGGCCACTAAAGTTGCCGATGTGATCACCCACTCCATCATCGGTTTGTCGATAGACGGCACCACTCACTGTCTGAAGTTTGTCTGTCTTGGCATCCTTCTGATAACTGCCATTAATGCTCAACGTCTCGTTGTTGAAAATGAAATTGGCATTGAATGTGCTGCTTACGATTTCAAAATTTCCCATAATCATATATTTTTATTGTTAATACTTTATTCTAAGGATTGTTTCTTTCCCAAATTTGCACGATGTCAGTATAGACATACGGCGCATTTGGCCTGGCTGCGTTTATCTGAACATAACTGTCGCCATTCCTGATGAAGTCCTGTTGGGCTGACAGCAGATTGGTGGCTATCACCACATCACCAGTGCGAGAAGTCTCAGCAGGGATGCTCTCGCTCACATTAATTCCCCAGTATCCATAAGTACCTTGCTGCGACGGGTTTCCGATCGTGACGTATGAGTTGCTGCTGCTGATACTGAAAGCGAAAGCGCCAGATGTTCTATTGCCAACATTCCATTTTAGGCGAAGGGTGCTCATATCATCAGACCATACATACACCCAAGTAGATATGGAGACCAGACTTGCAGCCGAACCGACCTTTATTTCAGTCTTGGCAAACGTCATAGGGAAAATAGTTCCACTGAATGATGCCGACTGCGAAGATATTGGCTGTGTAGCAAAGAACGGCACCATCTGGTAGGTGTATATGTTTGATCCTGATGGTACAGGTACGCCAGTCAGCGTCACATCCAGACCTTCCTGCCAGGAACTTCCCATTACATGATTCTGGGTGGCTGCATAGTAAGTCGAATTGTCGTAGATCAGGATTCCAAAATAATAATCAGCGAAAGTTTGGCTGTCTGAAGTAAATCTCAGGTCCTTCAGACCAATTTCCATATCCGATCCGTTTACGTTTGTATAGAAATATAATTGTAAAGTTCCATCACCATTCACTCTAAGCGTATCGGTTGGATTATATGGGGACCATATAGGTGTATGAGCCTCGTGATAATAGCCGTTGAAGTCTGCCAGACGATACGGGCTGCTGGTACCTCCACTTGGTTTGATATATTCGAACATCGATCTGACAGAATTGTTTCTCAGGTCTGAAACCAAGCCTGACAACGATCCGTAACCATTCTGATACAGGGTACGGATGCCGTATCCGTTCAACGCACGCATGGCGTTCGTGAGGATGCCGACGGGCATTGCCTGCAGACCACTCGCCACGCCCTCTGGCTTTCCCTTCGTCCACATATTGATGGCCGACGACTGACAGGCCGTGGCAAGGTCGGTGCCTGAGATGCCTAAAACCGCAGCGAGGTCTGACGGCATGGAAACAGGTGCTGATATGACGGTTGTTGAATGTGCCATGTTAATCTATTTCTGAGTCAAATTTTTCTTCGATTCTAATCAGGCGTTCTTCAATGTTTGCCACCTTGCGGGCTATGGTGACGCCACACATCAGAGCGATCACCGAGTAATCCATTGAGAGTTCACCGTCCTTTTCAAACACCGCTTGCGGCAGAATCTTCTGCCAGTCCTGGGCGATAGAGCCGACATGCAGGTCTTTGTCGCGCTTGTCCTTCCAATAGAACTCCACAGCCCGAGCCTGTGCTATCTGCTCTATGGTCAACTCGATCTCGCCAACCACGTTCTTTTTGCGTTCGTCGGAGAGTGCTGTCACCTGTCCGTAGGAATAGAACCACCCTGCATTGACGCATACTGAGGATTGACCGTCGCTTGTTGTACCATTGTAAAAATAAAATTCTCCGTTGCTTGCCTTTACTCGGAGATTCCCGTATGTTGTACCGCCAGACTTGAACCATATTGCAGATGCACCACTTGCGTTTGGTTCGTTGACCGTTAAGTCTCCGCCATTTACTGTTAAATCACCGCCAACTGTGGCGTTTCCTCCAGTTGATAATGTATTATTAACTGTGAGGCTTCCTGTGATGGTGCCACCTGTCAATGCGAGATAGTTCTGCCCGACCCACACCTCTGTGGCATAGCCTGAAAGACTGACAACGGGCGTGATGCTTGAAGAGCCGATGGTTATAGTGCCATTACTCAGACTGACAGCATTCGACAGGTGGCTGTAGTTGATCTGCTTAGTGGCATCGACTGAGGCGAGGTTTGACCATACAGTGGTCATGTCGATACCCGCCTGCGGAGTGCTGGGCACCCATTTTCCTTCCTGGGTGGTAGGGTCAACCGAATAGGTTAGCACCTGTCCCGCTGTCACACCAGCCACGTTTACATCAGCAAGTTGTGAGAGACGCAGACCGACTGTACTCTGGCCTCCTGTGCCCAATGCGCTGACATAGAATTCAGTCCAGAACCCGAACATTGCCTTGATATTATCGATGGTGGAATCTGTATCGTTTGGAATGATCTCATTGTTGTTGGCGTCGTATACCTTGAACAGACTGCTGAAAAACTCCTTATTGATATAATATTCTTCAGTCCATGCTTGTGTGGCATAGCCAGCAAGATTACCACCGCTGCCTCCACCGACGGTACTGCTACCGCCTCTGTTGCCTGTCATTCTCAGTATTTCGTCTTCAGATATTACCTTCATGATGTTCGTGCCTCTAAGAGTGTGATTACTGTGATGTCATCGCGCCAGTTACGTGAGATGGCTGTCGGATTGAATACGGTTCCGTCGAGTGTGATTCTGTATTGTGGCGTGATTGCAGGGATCGCGTCAGTGCGCAATTCTGTGGTGACCTGTCGCTTCGACTGTGCCCAGTATGCAGCCACGCGATTGGCCAAATGCTGTTCTGGATACTCATTATTGCTGCCATAAGGTGCAGTCTCCATGAATGTATTGTTTGGATTGATCAGCAGACCATAGCCGTACTCCATGGTATTATCCGAGGCGAAGGCGCAATATGCATTCCACTGCTCACCCGTTCCGCTGTTGTTTGATGCCTTATACTCACGCGATGTCACTCTGTCAACCTTCAGTGTTCTCGGACGTGGCTGGGTGTTGCTTGATGGGATAAATAGTTCCTCACGGCTGAAGGTTATTTTGAAGTTTCCGATTTCAAACCGTGCCGGATGTTCTGTATGCTCATAGGTGAGTCCGAGGAAATCCACAAACACGTATCCGTACAAAGAATTATCGTCACATGGTATTCCGTCGTACTGGGCGAATGAGTGTCCAAATGGAATAGCAACAGCACTACCAATCTTTTTAATAGAACCACCGTTTATGGTGGCTGCAAGTGTGTAAGTTGATGACTGCCATCTGTGGGTGATGGTTCCCTCCAATGAAGTGTAATAGATATAATACCATTTGGCGGTGGCGCGGGTCATACCGATTCCTACACGCAGACTGATAAAGTCGTCACCATTATCATCTTCCCATCGTGCAGAACCATTAAACACGTCGCCGCTGATCTTTAGCGTACCGCCTACATAGTTCATTGCTTTCTTGGTCTGAATCTGGATTATATTGTCTCCATAGGAGTGCCCGGTCTTGAATACGAACATATCTTCCATTTCGGCATTATCTGCTTCTTCGCTGCTGAAGATTTGCCTGCGACAGAATCCACCGTACTGCGAAGAAGTACCAGCCATTAGGAGCGAGTCAAAAGAGTCAATCGGCGTGGTGGTGAAATAGCCCGTACCAGGATCGGGACCAGCCACCCATGAATAGCCACCTTGATCCATCACCTTGCGAACAGAAGGCGGGGCAAACTCAAAGAGCGTATCCATCTTGTTGCAGTCTCCCTTTACGGATGCCTTCGCAGGGCCACGACGCTTGAAGTCGTCGTTCTCTGTCGAGGCAAAGATGTCACCGCTGAGTGTGGTGCTGATAAAATCAACGTCATTGGTACCAGCCACCGTACCGCTCGCCATCGTCTGGAGTTGCGCCTTCGTCATTGATACGAACTTCGGTTCTGTTAGATCATCATAGCAAGTCAGATACAGCGTTCTTCCCTGGCTGCGACATGTCCATCCCCAGAACTTGCACGCATCTTCGAGAATCTCAAAGAGGTTGTATCTTGGAGTAATTTCTTCCTCTTCGTTGTCGTTTTCCGACAAAAAGTTCATCCACTCAAACTGCTTGCAGAGCCACTGTTGTGCGTCGTTGTTGCCCTGGATTATGAAGGTATCAAAACCGAGGGCGTTGCCAGTCAGTGTCTCGGAGGTTGATTCTAAAAGGTTGATCAGGTAGGCAAAGTTATGCTTTTGAATGTCAGTAGTTGATGGCTGTTGAGACTTCAGCACTTCCAACACACAATGAATTGGAAAATGTCGCTCTTGCGGGTTCCCGTAAAGCGTTCCACTAAAGTCTTGTGACTGAATGAATCCCTGCCAATCGACGACGGTCGTATTATTTACGACATGTGTCAGTGTCACGGGACGACTGTTTGCAACGGATGGCACAAATTCTTTCCAATCAAAAGCGGTAACACCGTCGGCTGCATAGCCATCATCGATGATGCTCAGATTGCCGCTCTGAGTACGGATGGGAGAAAACGGATCATCGTCGCCGTCTTCATTAGTCGTAAAAGGAACGGCACCACCCTTCAATGTGATGGGTGTTCCGCTATAATTTTCATCATACACATTTACCGTGTATATGATGCCCGTTCTTAAAGATGCGAAAGGTATCTGCCAATGGATCGCCATAATGTCTTCTTTATATGTCGGCGATAATAACGTTCGAGGTTTACGTCAGCGGGCCTGATCCTATAAATTTCACGGATCCAGTGGCCAAAGAATTGACAGGAGCCGACAATTCCGCCTGAGTACAGATTGCCGTGCCTGTCTTGCGGGTGGAGCCAATTACTATGCTGATGGTGTAAGTGCCTCGCACCTTTAGGATGCCTTCAAGCGGTGCGTCGCTGCTCACGAGGTGACCAAGGCTCACCTCCCACTCGTAACGGTCTGGTACATACTCCTTACTCGTCGCATTTGTTGCGCTCGCCTTTTCAATTACGCCACACTTACTGCTGATAGTGCAACTCTTCGCCATCGCTATCAAGGGAGATGTGCCGCTACTTCCAGCATATATTTTCACATTTCGTCCTAATACTACACTCATATCTTTATCTTTTTTGTTTATTTCCACGTCATTAATTGTCCGCGCCCTGTGGCTTGAGCAGAACGGTCAACAGAGAGCAGAATGTCTGTGCCTTTAATTTTGCCAGTCACATTGATGTTCCTCATGCCACCGCCCTGAAGGTGCTGCGCCAGCGAGTTCTGCTGGGCCGTCGTCAAAACCAACTCGCCAGAATTCACCATTGCATCAGGTCCACCATAGATGTTGTCACCACTGTATGAATTGCCCTTTACGATACCTCCATTAGCATAGCCGGTGGCAGAATGGATAGAAGATATAGTAGCAACCATTGTAGCCAAACCAGCAGCAGTGGCTGCAATCCAATACCATATACCACCCTTACCTTCTTTTGCTGAAGCCTGTGCAAAACCAAGGGCGATATTTGCGATGGCCTGTCCTACCATACCCATGATTTTAACACCAGGGTCTTCTATATTGTTGAGGGCAGATCCGACAGAACTTACGGCACTTGCAGCGGCCTGCCATGCCTTCTTGGTCTTCTCTCCTTCCTTTGCAACCTCTCCCGTCTGGAAGTCAATCTTAATGGGATCGATATTCAGTTCCTTCAACTTCTCATTGATCTTATCAACCATCGACTGCCAAGTGGAGTCTGGTATATCCTCACCATCGAATACTTTTTCCCAGAATGACGACAAATCAAACTGAGCCGCGTCGATGCCTGCCTTTACGCTCTGTTCAAGGATGGTCTTGATGGTATTCATGTCGGCGATATTGCCAAGGATGCTATTGTAGTCAGCAGAACCGTATTCAGCATTTGACAGATCACCCTGGCGACCTTGCATCCATGCCGATACGGTTTGCTGATTGAATCCGCTAAGACCTTTTATCATTGGTTTTTCACTACCAATGTCTTTCAGACGTTGCAATTCCTTCTGAGCAATTTTTAGGTCTTCAGTCAGTTTGGCTATCTCACCCTCATCCCATGACTCGCTGATCTGCTGCTGAAGCGAACGAACAGCCTCTTCAGCGTTTGGAATCAGACCTATGATTTCCTCAAAGTCGTCTTTTTCTTCCTTAATAGTATTAACTCCACCGCTACCAGCAGAGCCGCTGCCACTCTCTTTTAGGTATCTGGAGTTACTAAGCATTGTGCTGGCTGCTGCACCTTTTGCACTAAATGCAGCATTTAGAAGTGAAGAGTTTTCCTTACGCCATTCGTCAGTAAACAGATCGAGCAGTTTCTGGTTCATGTTGCGGGTATCGTACTTATATACACTACCCTCATCATAAGAGCCACCAGCAATATAATCAGATCCCTTCGCGCCACTTGCACCGCGCTTCATAGCCATGTAAGAAGCGTCGCTGCTGAATGTGCGCATCAGGAAATCATAATCCTTCTTTCCAAGTTTGATACCAGCATCAGCAAGTTTCTGGTCCACTTTCGCCTTGAAAGCGTTCATATTCAATTGTGACTCCGTTTTGAAAGCCTGCTGAAGCATACCTTCAATCTGTAAGAGTTCATTCTTTGCGTTGATGCCAGCCTCACTATCTGCACCATGACGACGAATGATGGCTTTTAATTCCGTGGCACGGGATTGTAATCTCGTGCGCTCTGGATTAATGATTGTCATTCGTGTGTTCAGTTCGTCGATGGCATTATAAGCATCTTGTGCTTTTGATATAACCTCGCTGATACGAGACAGAAAACCAGAAAAGTCGCCATTGTTGAGTGTCTGAAGGAATGAATCGTAAATACCTTCTGCAGATGTAACTGTGCGTCCCCAGTCATCCACATTCTGCTCTGAAGCAAAAAAAGCATCCTTGGCAACATTCAATGCGCCTTCTGCTGCTTGTAAGCCAATATTGAAGAGTTTTATTGCATCGATATTGACCGTAAATTTAGAAGCCAAATTGTCGAGTATGCCAGGAGTAGCGTTCATTTCAGCCTTCGCGTCCTTGATACGTTGCTGGAGTTGTTCAAGACTTGATGCTAATGCCTTGCCTCCTTCGCTTTTCTTCATGGCATCAGACATCAGGTTGTAGGTTTTAGCCATCTCATTATATGAACTGACCAATTCCTTAACCTTGTCTTTCGCATTCGTGGCACCTGTAGCCTGCTGTCCGAGTGCGCGAGCGGCTTCTATAGCCCTGCTTGAAAACTCCTTGAAGTCGTTTCCTGCAAGTTCCGTCTGATGTATTACTTCCTTCAGACCTTTTGTTGCATCTCGTAACTTCGAATCGTATTGCGTCGCTTCGAGTTTGAATCTTGTTATTACGTCTGCCATATCTTTTAGTATAAAATTCCTTGTATAATATCGTCGATCATTCTGTCAAGGTTCACGACTGCACGCTCCAGTTCCTGGTGTGATGCGCCTCCAAACCAGTTGCGGGCTGAAATGCTTCCACGATGCCAGCGTCCTTCGTGGTGAGCGATAAACTTATTATATTCTTCATCAGTACGACCATTTCGTCCACCGTTGTAGCGAACACGGGTACCTGCGTTAAGGAATCGCAAAACAAAGCCTCTGGAATTGCCCATGTAACTCATCAGTTCGAGAGTACGGTCACCACGGGTTCTTCGGTTACCGCCCCGCTGTTTAGGTTGTAGTTTACGTGGTGGCTCATAAAGTCGGCCCTTACCTGAATTGCGAGGACTCAGGATATTCACCTGTCCGCCAAATATTTTACGGTAAACGGCATAACGTACCGCCTTATATGCTTTTCTGGGGTCGCTTTGCATCTGTAAACCGCTTGAAGCGTGGTCTTGCAGATCTTTACGAACTTTGCCCAATACCTGTCGAATCACCTCATTGATGCGTTTGCGCATCATGGGGTTCTTCGTTGAAGCCTCTCCGAACTTTCTGATACGTTCTTCAATGCCTGTGATTTCTATCGTCGCGTTGTCTGCCATACATAAATCCGAAATTATCAGGTTAAAGGTTTACCGCAAACAAAAAAAGGCGACCGCCGTCGCCTTGGTTTACAATCTACTAACCATTACATTTTCTAATTTTCAATAACTAAAAACCTAAAATAGAATTTCAAAATTAAACTAACTGATATATAAATAATTACGCAAGATCGTTGGCTATTTCTTCTGCAAATTGTTGATCACGTTCTTTCGATTTTTTCCAAAATCAGGGAATACAAACGATACATGCACCCAGTAGGTGCCGCTGGCCGTATGTTCCCAGATCAGTTGGTCGAATGGAAGGTGATTCTTGATGTACTCGAATATCTTTTGACCAAACTCCATGTCGCCTTGTATGTCGATGTCTGCAGCCTGTCCTTTTAGATGTTGGCTGTTGTATACGCCACCAACTTCCTTGTTTAGTTTCTCACATCGATAGCCACTGCTGATCTTGATGGGCCTTCCCATCGCCACGCGCAACGGTTCCAGGACAAAAGCACAGAGATAAACCAGGTTGATCATCTTCTGGGTGCTTGGTTTGTTGTCGATGCCAAGTGACTTGGCTTTTTCTGAGGCGTACATTTCCTCTATTGTGAAGTGCATAGTGACTGGTGTATTCATATTTTAAATGTCGTTTTCCGGTTCGATTTCATGTTTCTGTTGTGGCTTTTCTGTGTCGTCTCCATCCGGAGTCAAGTCACGAGTCGATATTTTGATTTCCTGATAATCGTCTTCAAGGATTGAATTATCAATATCAAAGTGTCTTGCAGTCTTATCGATCAATACCTTTGCTAACATTTTCCAGATACGTGCATGCTGATCACCTGGAAGTCTGCATGATGCCTTATTCTCAGCGATACTCAACGCCTGTTCTGCACAGACAACACCTGCAGCAATATAAGATAATGGTACATTGATATGTGCAAATACCCAACGTTCAACGCAAAATGCTAAAATGATAATAACAAATCGCTCAATTAATGTCGGGATAACCTGTCTAAATTTGTACGACATAAACTTTGCCTGTTCACGTTTCTGTTTAGGGTACATGATATGTACCCGCTTATCCAGTTCGTAAGCGCTCCAAGCATCATACAGTACGAAAAGAGTGGCGATGACGATCAGTGGAAACGCAGGCTCGAACCTGCCTACCACCCAACCTATCAGACCGCCGAAAACGAGTGATAACCACTCAAAAACTTTGATTTCCATTTTTACACGTTTATCAATTATACAAATCGCGCAAAAACAGCGTATAGGTTTACTAAGTATAAAAAAAGCCCGATGGTCTTAATCTTTTGCCAATGCTATGAAGGAAAAATATAAATATTACCGTATGCGAAAGACCATCGGGCATGAACTTAAAGTTATGTGCTTACTCGTCACGAGCAGGCTTACTGCCTCACGGCAGATGTCTCTCTATTTTCTTTGCCAGGTATAGTAACAAACATAAGATCGAAATGATGCCTATGCAAAACATTATGCGCTCGAACCATGTACTTTTTCGCGGCACTTCCTTTACGACTTCGACAGGATATGGAACGGAATCGCGCTGTATAACGGTATCGCTTGTGGCTTCTTTCAGTTCAGAGAGTTCGCGCTGAAGTCGTTCAGTCTGAATGAGCCATGCACGTTCAGCCCTTTCAAGTTTGATACCATACTGAGCCATCGCTGCACTGTCGAGTTCTCGGATGGTCGTCGTCTTATGGTCTATTACAGAGTCACGCTTGAACACAGAGTCAGTGTGATGGTGATGCACCTCATGCACCTCCGGCACCGTCACAACCCGCGTCGTCGTGCAACTTGTCAGCCAAAGCACCAACATCATTGCAAGAAAAAGCCAGAAGCACCATGCGCAACAGCGGTATGATGCTTCCATTGAGTCGAGACGTTTCATTATTTCTCAGGCTTAACAAACATATTGCAGATTTCGATGATGGCTGCTCCAGCCACAACAATAGCCGAGTTGATCACCGTTGCGTTCTCCGGGCTTGTGTAGGTCACGATCGCCACACCTGCAGTTTGCAATGCGCCAACGATACCACTTACTAATGCAAATACTTTCTTTGTCATAATCTTCTTGTTTTAAGGGTTAATACTAATCATTATCCAAAATCTTGTCGGGGGATTACTATAACTCGCAACCGAAGTCGCGAAGTTTCGCCCGGAGTCGTGCGACTTCATTTTGAAGTTTATCACGCTCACTTGTCAGTTGCTTGACCTGTTTTTTAAGGTCAGCAATTTTCCCTATCCACCATGGCTGTTCGTAGTGACAGTCACAATATGTTGAATTGCTCATAACTCATTCAAATTCTTTCTGTAACTAATACTGCTTGGTCCATAATTCTTGTTTTGTTTATACCTAATCTTTGTTTTGTTCATACCTAATCCTTGTTTTAACAATGTGCCGGATGTCTGCCTGCAATGACAGTTCATTTATTGCACCGCTACATCCACACCATTCTCCTTGTGGTGTATATACATGTGTTTTTACAGGATCCCACATGTAGTTGGTGATCGCCAGAAACCCTTCTTTCGTGGTCGCTCGTAATTGGTGAAAAAGATCGATTTGTGGTACCATATAACTAATACTTTCTAAACCTCGTCAGTTGTTTACTGCTGGGTTGACGCATTTTGAAAACGCTTTCTGATGAATCCCAATATGTCAAATTTTGCATTCTTTGCGGCTCGTTGACGCATTGCTTCGTAACAGGCTGCGATGTCAGATAGCAATCGTGTCATAGTTCATTTAAATATTTGTGTAAAGTATTCCATATTGACGGCCTTGCGAAGCAGAAATGGCATCTTCAGGCGCATGATGTTTTCAAGGTCGGTGGTGTCGGCATCGCCCTCATTCCAATGGTCCAGTTCCTTGCGGACATTCTTTATGAGATGTTCCGTAATAAGTTCACTCTTCTGGTTGATGTTACGGTCGATGTCCGTCTTTGCGGTTTCGATGGGGAACCCCACATGCGCATATCGCTCATATCTGCCCACCTTGAATCCTACGCCAATGGCCGCGTTGGTCATACTGTAGCCTACCGTCTCAGCCACACAGCCTGTTATCTTTGCTTTTCTCATAATTCGTATAATTCTTCATAAAACGAAGGGAGCAACCGATTTGCTCAGTTGCTCCATTCGTTGGGTTAATAATGTTGGTTATGTCACTCCTTTTCCTTCTGTGCCACACGACCAGCCTCCAGAATAGGAAGTCCTGCTTCAGTTGGAATGTAGATAATCTTATTGTTGGTGTTCGCATTCTGCTGACGAACCCAAAGATATTGAATGTATGCAGGAGTGATGGATCCGTTTTCAATCTTGATGGCTTCGGCTGCTCCCTTTGCACGTTCAATCTCTGCCTGGGCGTTCAACTTCTCTGCTTCGAGATTTGCTTTGGCTTCCTCGATCTTGATCTTGCGGTTCTGTTCGGCTTTGGCAAACTCTGCCTTTCCGTCCATCTCTTGTTTCCATACATTGTACTTCGGTGCCACATACATGCAACTGCCAACACCTCCGGTGATTAAAAACAGGGCGGTAACGATGAGCACCACCCACGACTTCAAATTTAGTTCGTACATAGTTCTTTGTATTTTAATTGTTATTAATAATATTTTTACTTTCCGTTCTTCGCCTTGAAGTTGTAGATAGGCTTGATGATGTCGATGATTTCCACCGTGTCGCCGATTGCGTCGATGATTTCTTGCATAGGCTTGTAGGCCATAGGGCTTTCGTCGATGGTTTCAGGGCAGACGCTCGTAGAATATACGTCGGACATCTGAGCCGTGAACTCTTCCATCTTCAGCGTGTCGAATGCTTTTTTGCGTGACATTAAACGACCTGCGCCGTGGGGTGCAGAGCAAAGCCAATCGTCGTTGCCCTTGCCTACGCAAAGCAGCGAGCCGTCGCGCATGTTCATCTGCTTAATCTGTGCCTTGGCGGTCTCTTCTACCGTCGTGGCAAATACTTTTAATTTCGTGCTCATATATTTTTCAATTTCCCATTGTCCGTTTTCGTATTCTACAAGTTCGTCACCTGGGCGAGCCACATCCATCATGGAATTGTTTAATAACATAAATGAGTCGATAACAAGTTGTGGCTGATTGACAATCTTTATAATCTTTCTCACACACGGCAAGACAAAAACATCGTTCAGATTCTTGCCAGTAAACTTAATTCTTCTAACCTCTTTCATAGTTTTTTTTATTATTTGTATCGTTCATTTAGATCTATCCCAAGTTCTTGCGCCTTGGCTTTCATCATTTCGATATTCTTCCAGGGATTGCAGTGAACTTCTTTATGGCATTTATTGCAGAGCATGACGCCATTGCGGATACTTTGCCTAAGTTCAGGGAACCGTCCGACAGGTAGGATGTGGTGCAGTTCCATTTCCTCGTATTCAAACTCGTTCCCACAATGAGGGCAACAATGTTTCTGCCTCTCGTAGAGTTTCTTTTTGTTCTCGATCAGGTGGTCTTTTAAAAAACCAGTATATTGCAGATCTCGTTTGCTTCGTCTTTTCATCCGGACGTTTGAGATATAAAGATATATGCCGATTATGGGGATTCGCAGTTTATGGCTCCATCCTGGAATCCATACTTTACCCCCCCCAACTTGGGTTTTATATTCCATCATTGTGATACTTTTTTAGAATTACTTATTAATCTGTGCTTCTGCTGCATCATAGAGAATCAATCCAGATAGCAACATCTGAACTGGATCCACCTTG